CGCCATTGTTGGCCAGTGACGCTTTAATGCCTTTTGATCGGATATAAGCGTGGACCATAGAACACATAATTAGGCAGTTACCCAACGATGTATTCATATCGCCCGACATACGTCGCCCCTGGACCCTGTAGTGAATCCGTCTTCCATCATGTAACCTTGCAGTTCCAATGTTGTCAATTTGCCAGTCTAGCAACCTGGACAAATGACTAGTTTCATACGCGAAGCTGTTCTTGTAGATCGAATGTTCCCAATGTAGTGCATCTACTGAAACATGTTGATCAAATCTGCTGGCGTCAAGGCCAATAAATACTGGTTTAGAGTACCTACTGGCTTTCAGAACCATGTGCTCAGCAGCCGACCGTGCGTTAAGTCCTTTAAAAACAGTTCTGTCTCCCAATTTATCTGTGTCGAACATGTGATCAATCCTCTGATAGAACTCGTGTTCATGTGGCTTAATAAACCGCGCTAAGTGTAGATTGTACCGCGGACTCCTCGGTTGGATTATCCTCGGAGCCGGATCATCTTTAATCGTATCAATCTTCTCGCATTTAACAAAAGTCGACAAGTACCCATCCCGCCGGGAAAGTGGCTTCAACCGCAAAGACTCAAGAGCTCTCATATATACCTTCTTCTTGGAGCCCGTCCATAGCTCCACAGTGTGGGCGAGTGACCGGGGGACAAGAAGTCGGTAGGATGTCAATTTCTTAAATTCAGGCAGGAGGGTTGTTGCAAAATGACTAGGTTTCGGAGTCGGAGGTTCAACCAGATTGCCATTCTTATCTTTCACTCGGTATACTCGCTCAACTAAACCCCTAATGACATTGTCATAAGATGAGTTATGGAGAATATACCGCTTGAAACTTAAGAGTGGCCCAAACACACAACCTCGCCTGTGTTTGGCTGGCTTTCGGGGGGTTCCGGTAACCGTAATCTGCACACCCCTTGGTATCGACACCGGGCGAGTGTCTCTACCGTGCAGATCGGCCCGGCACCCCTATTTAACCGTCCCCCAGCTCCCGCCCGAGCTGAGGTGGTCTATAATTTCTACCGCCATCTCAAATTCCCTGGGATGGGCAAAACAGGCCACAAGAGCCCCGCCCAATAACGCTATCCGTATGTTGTGACGAACGTGATGCTCCTCAAACAACCTGAGCAATGTTGTCTCGTAGACCAACCGATTGGCTCGGTTTGGCTCAAGCAAGCCAACAATGCCTTGTGCTTTTAATGCGAATTTCGTACACGTCTTCCGATTGAAGACCACCTCATCGAACTCCCCCGCATCCTCAAACTCATCATCATCCACTGTGACTGAGTAGCTAGTACTCACCTCCCGGAAAAACCTGAG